ATCAATCAAAAAATTATTGACCTTAAGATACTATATATAGAAATAGATTCTTCCATATATTATAATAATTCTCAAATTTCTGGAGAGGATAGTTTAAAGACGAGAGTAATCAATAGTTTGACAAAGTATTCAGAATCTTTAGACCTTAATAAATTTGGTGGAAGGTTTAAGTATAGTAAAGTTCTTGGTGTAATTGACAAAACTGATAATTCAATAACATCTAATATTACCAAAGTAAGAATCAGAAGAGACCTACGTGCTTCTCTGAATCAATTTGCTCAGTATGAATTATGTTTTGGTAATAGATTCCATATAAATCCTACTGGACGCAATATTAAGTCAACAGGATTCACCATTTCTGGAGAGTCTTCCACGGTATATCTAACAGATACACCATCTATTACTGTGGGATCAGGTAATAATATTACTAGTTCAACAGAAGCAGCAAATCTTTTCTTAACCAGACCCAGTAGCGTTTCTGCAAAAACTGGAGTTATTTCCGTAATTAAAATTGATTCTACAGGCAAATCAACAGTTGTTGTTAAGGATGCCGGAACAGTTGACTATGTGAAAGGCGAAATTATGTTAGGAACAATTAATATTACATCTACGGAAAAACCAAATGGAGTTATTGAGATTCAGGCGTTCCCAGAATCTAATGATGTCATTGGATTAAAAGATTTATATCTGTCTTTTGATATTTCGAAAAGTCAAATAAATATGAGAAGAGATGTAATTGCTTCTGGTGATGAAATAACAGGAAATGTATTTACTAGAGATTATTATACATCAAGTTACTCAAACGGGAATCTAACAAGAAACTAATATGATACAGACTGGATTTGAATCTAGAGTTAAGGTTCAGCAAATTATTGAGAGCCAACTTCCAAGTTTTATATTGGATGAAAATCCAAATGCATCAGAATTTTTAAAGCAATATTACATATCACAAGAATATCAAGGTGGACCAATTGATATTGCCGAAAATTTAGATCAATACTTAGAACTAGATAAACTCATACCAGAAGTAATTGCAGATAATTCTACATTATCTGTGAATATTAGTGCATCTGATACTAGCATTGAAGTATCGAGTACCAAAGGATTTCCAAGTAAGTATGGACTTTTTAAACTTGATGATGAGGTAATTACATATACTGGTATTAGTGGAAATACTTTTACTGGTTGTATTCGTGGTTTCAGTGGAATTACGGGATACCATCAAGAGTTAAATCAAGAAGAGTTAGTTTTTTCTGAAACTACTGCAGATTCTCATACTTCTGGATCTTCAGTAGAAAATTTAAGTTCTTTATTTTTGAAAGAATTTTATGAAAAGATAAAATATACTCTTACTCCAGAATTACAAAAGGTCGATTTTACTCCTAATTTAAAAGTTAGTAACTTTTTAAAGGAAACAAAATCTTTTTATACTGCTAAAGGAACTGACGAATCGTTTAGAATTTTGTTTCGTGTTCTTTATAACGAAAAACCAACCGTTGTAAATTTAGAACAATATTTGATAAAACCATCATCCTCAGAATATTTGAGAAGAGAGGTGGCGATTGCAGAAGTTATTTCATTGAATTTTGATGAGAGTGACTTTGATGCAACGAAATTATCCGGAAAAACAATTAAAAAAACTAACGATGATACCACCAGTGCCTCTATATCATCAATAGAACCTTTTAGAAGAGGATCTAAAACATATTACAAACTTTTTCTTTTTGTTGGGTATAATGAATTTTCCGCAATTGAAGGAAATTTTGAAATAACTCCAAGCACAAAATCAACTTTAACAGCACCAATTGGGTCTTCCGTGTTGACGGTGGATTCTACTGTAGGATTTGAAAATAGTGGAACTTTAATATCTGGAAATAACACAATTTCGTATATCGGAAAAAGTGTTAATCAATTTTTCAATTGTTCTGGAATTGATACTGAAATATCTAAGAACAGTTTAGTTACATCTAATGAAACTTACTATGTTTATCAAGATAATAATCTTTCCCAGAAAGTAAATCTGAGACTTCTTGGAGTATTATCTGATTTTGTAAAAGAGTCTAATAATATTAGAGTTACTGAAGGAAGTAGAATATCGATTAAAAACCTTGGTGATGTAGTTAAAAATCCCATTGAAAATAAAACATATAAAGAAATTTTTGCAAACTCTTGGATTTACAATACTGCAGCAAAATATGAAGTAGATTCAATAGACTCCAATTATGTTCTTGGAAGTACTATTGATAGGTCAAGTCTTAAAGTTGGTGATAGAGTAGAACTACTGGAGAGAAATGGTCAAGAAAGTTTAGTAGAAGAAAATGGAAGTGTTCCTGCATATATTAGTGATGTAGATACGGTAGATAACACAGTAGAACTTGGTGGTTCATTTAATACCAATTCTTCTATTGATTACGACCTCCGTAGAAAAATAAACACGGCTTTTAGTTCTGGAGTACCGATTGAATATGGTAATAATATAGTAACGTCAGACATTCAAAATGTATATACTGAGGGAAGTGATTATGTATATGTTGCTTCAAATTCTTTACCGTCCGGTCAAATAAATGGAGATAATAGTTACAGATATAATATTACAAAAAATATTTTTAAGTTTACTATAGATTCTGAGGATAGATTATTAGATAAAAATTTAGATAAGTATTCTATTATATTAAGTAGTGATGATGTACCTTTTTTAACTGGTGATAGAATTTATTATCAACCATCTTCAGTACCTCTTGTTGGATTGGAAACGGGTTCTTACTACGTAGAAGTATTGTCTAATCCCAAACAAATTAGACTTTATGATTCTAGATCCTTCATAGGAGGAACTGAGTATAAAACTTTTAGTGCATCAGAGGAAGGAATTGGTTCTCATACATTTTCTCTGTATTCTCAGAGAGAAGATAAAATAGGCGTTCAAAAAATATTCAAAAAATTCCCATTAGGTTCAAAAATACAATCTCCAGGAAAATCTACCACTCCAGGAACCACTGGAATGTTGATTAATGGAGTTGAAATTTCTAACTATAAGTCTTTTGATAGAGTATATTATGGTCCAGTAAACAAGGTAAATGTCTTCAATCAAGGAATTGGGTATGATGTAATAAATCCCCCAAGATTGGTAGTTTCAGAGGGTTCTGGAACTACTGCATTGGTTCAACCAGTTGTCAGTGGAAGTATTGAAAATGTTTATATTGACACGCAAGATTATGATATTGATAAAATATTGTCCATAGATATTTCTGGTGGAAATGGATCCGGTGCTGTAATAGAACCCATTGTAACCAGACAGTTTAGATCAGTATCTTTCGATGGAAGAACTTCAACCGACGGTGGTGGAATAGGAACATCTTTAAACAGAATTCAATTTATTTCTGACCACAATTTCCAGAATGGTGAGGAAATTGTCTATAACAATAATGGCAATACTAATTTATCGATTGATGGTTCCATACCAACTTTAGTAAATAATTCTTCTTATTTTGTTAAAGTTGAAAATAGCACTACTATAAGTTTATTTGAAACACAGTCCGATTATATTTTAGGAATTAATGCTGTCGGATTTTCCACAGGAACCGATGGTATTCACAAATTTAAAACATCTACACCGAAAAATAAAATTTCAAGTGTAAAGATATTAAATGGTGGAAGTGGATATACAAATAGAAACCTCATAGTATCACCTTCAGGAATTTCTACTGAAAATAATACTATCAATTTTGAAAATCATGGATTTAATACTGGAGAATTGGTAACTTACAATTTTGAAACTTCTGGTATATCTGGAGTTTCAACAAGCAATCAATATTTTGTTATTAAAATTGATGATGACTCATTTAGAATTTGCAATGCTGGGGTTGGTGGAACTATTGTAAGTGAGTTTAATAGAAGAGATTATATTAAGTTTTCAAACACTGGTTCAGGTTATCAGTATTTCAATTATCCAGATATATCAGTATCAATAAAATATAACCCAGTTGGATTTTCAACTTCTTCTCAACAATATCAAGAGTTATCAGTAACTCCTGTGGTTAAGGGAAGCATTGTTGATGCATATCTCTATGAAAAGGGAACAGGTTATGGTTCAACTGTCCTGAACTATGAAGAAAAACCAGTAATATCCATAGAAAATGGAAAAAATGCCTCACTTAGTCCAAATATTGTAGGTGGAGAGATACAATCGGTAACAATACAGTATGGTGGAACGGAATATTACTCTGTCCCAGATTTAGAAGTTTTTGATCCTACAGGTTCTGGAACCGGAGCGATAGTTAGAGCAACTATTTCAAATGGTCAAATTACAGGTACAGTAGTTGTAAATTCGGGAATTTCATATTCTAATTCTTCGACCATTAGGGTAAAATCTTCAGGAACTGAAGCGTCATTTGGAACAGAAATTAGATACTTGACGATCAATAACAACTTTAAATTTGGAAATGAAGTTTTACTAGAATCAACAAATAAGTTAAAGTATACGGTTTCGGGTTATTTTAATTCTTTAAGAACATCTTTTAAAGAGAGTCCTTCAAATTCACTTACACCATCGATTTCCAAAATTATTGGATGGGCTTATGATGGCAATCCCATTTATGGACCTTTTGGATACTCAGATGCAGACGATGAAAATTCAACGATCAAACTATTAAATTCTGGATATTCATTAAATACATTAAATGTTTTAGATAGACCATTAGGATTTGATGCTGGATTTTTCAATGAAGATTATCAATTTGTACCTGGAAATGACCTTGATAAGAAAAATGGAAGATTTGCAAAAACACCAGAATTTCCTAATGGTGTCTATGCATACTACGCTACAATAAATTCCTCAGGTAGTCCAGTCTTTCCATACTTTATTGGTAATGAATATGAGTCTAAAACACTCATAGAAAATGATACTCTAGATCAAACTTTTGATTTTGAGTCTTCAAATCTTTTGAGAAACACATTACCATATAAAGTTTCCGATGGTGCTGGATATGATTATTTTACAGAAATTGATGACATAACAAACCAAAAAATCAAAGTAGAGTCTGTTTTTTCTGGTTCTATTGATGATTTTGAAATTTTAAATTCTGGAAACAATTATTCTGTTGGAGATGATGTCAATTTTAACAATGCAGGAACTAACGGTGGTGGTTTAAACTTACAGGTATCTGAACTTAAAGGAAAAGATATTATAAACATAGAAACATCATCTTTAACGCAAGACAATTTCATTATTTCTTGGGAAAATAGCAACAAAGTAAAAGTAACAAGTCCAGATTACTCTAACCATCAGTTTAACGATGAAGATTATGTAGCATTTTCAAATTTATCAAATAATCTTTCAGATTTGAATGGAATTTATAAAATATCAGTTCCTTCCGAAACTGCAACCTCACTTTCTACTGTAACTAGTGTTATTAGCATTGGTGGAACAGAACTATATGTTTCTAATATCCCAAATAATATATCCATTGGCAGTAGCATTGGTATTGGAACGGAATTTTT